CTTCTAAGTATACTACTCTTTTAATGCCTGATTGTATAATCAATTTACAACAATTTTGACACGGAGATAAACTTAAGTATAAAGTGCTACCGTCTACTGAGTTACCTGATTTTGCCGCTTTTAAAATCGAGTTCATTTCTGCATGAATAACCTCTTCTTTGGTGACATTATTTTCTTCGCATCCATTATCCATTCCAGTTGGGGTGCCATTGTACCCAAAAGATATCAAATTCCCAGCCTTCACCAACACTGCGCCCACTTTTGCTCTGGTGCAGTATGATAAAGTTCCAATTTGTTTTGCTATCTCAATAAAAACAGAATCTAATCTTTTTTGTTTCTTCTCTGATATTTCCATGTTATGCTTCCTTTACGAAAGTTCCATTTTCCATTTTTCCTTTTCTCTTAGCGATAACTTCGTAAGCAGAATTGATACATTCTTCAATGTCGTATCCCTTTAATTTAGCAAGATTAGTAAGAACCACTACACAATCACCAATAGCGTCAACGAATTCTTCTTCGTCTTGTTTTAAGATAGACTTTGCTAATTCTCCTGTTTCTTCTAATAACTTAATATACTGTGTTTTAGCATCACCTTTATCGTAAATGCCTTTGTCTTGAGCCCAATCTCTGATTGGTTGAAATTCTTTTGTTAAATTCATATTATTTATTTTTTGTACTTAAATATTCATCTAGCGATGCCATATAACCTAAAGCATCCAAATAGTTATCTTGTTTGTAATTCCAAGACGCTCTGGACAGCTTTAGTGCAATTAATACATTATACGCATCTTGCGTAGTTATTTGTTTTCTAGACATTTCTGATGCGATTCTGGCAGTTTGTTCCATGCCTTCTATAAATTCTCCATATTGACGTGACTTTTCTTCATTTCGTTCAAAGACTATATCATGTGCTTCTTGCAATATACTTTTTTTCTTTTCCATAACTTTAATATACTGATTATTTACTTACTATATCAATTAATCTTTGTAGTAGGCTTTAAAATCTTTAAAATCACCCCACTCACGACTTGAATCTACATCACTCGGTTTTAAACTTGATTTAGGCATATTACCTGCCACGTTCCAAAACCAATCCCCCTGCTGCCCATGAGTCTTTAGGAGCTCCCAACCTTTGGCATCGTATGTTTGTATAGAATCGAAAGGGGTCTGTACCCTTGAAGATTTTAAGAAAGGTCTGTCGTGAGTATAAAATTTGGCACGACCAAGTTCTCCGTCCTGCACGTTTCTTGCGACTGCAACAGCGTTAAATTTGGTGTTCGGTAAAGCTATCTGTAAAGTCCTAGATAAAACTCCAGTGGAAAACACAGTCCACATTGTTTCTATGTTAGTGTCCTTAAAATTGTCGTGGAACACTCTAACTCCACCCGCAACCACCATTTCGTGCTTCAAACCAAATGGTAAATACTTTGCGCCAATTCTTTCTGCGAACTGTTTCGCCCAAATGTTTGCGGTCGGCATCGCAGGAATTTTTACGAATAATGGGATACCACCGTTTTCTATCGCGGTTAGTTGGTGTTCTGAGGCTTCTTTAGAAGCAGGCATAACTAAATACAGTTTCTTGTTGTACTTTTTGGCCAAATAACAAAGCGAGTAAGGAGCGTAACCTGTTCTTGGTGCCACGTAAACCATTGCGTCCTCTTTTACTTGAGAGATCATAAAATCCCCCATCTTTGCTTTAGTACCGAATTGAAATTCGCCGTCGTCCACCACATTGAATCCGTCGTACTGCTTTACTTTGAACGTAAAGTCGTGCTTGTAATCCTTTGTCATGTTCAAGTAGTAGTTTAGGTCCCTACCGTTGGACATGTCCAAATTTGACTGGTCTGTTGTTTTATTTAAAAACATTTTATAGTATTTCGTTTAAAAATGGATAATATCGAGGTTTTAAGTGAACAGATTGGCGACTTTCTAAAATGTCAAGCATCTTAGTTCCGTCTTCATCTATCCATTCTGTCGGCCATTTAATTACTTTTAATCCCGATTCGTTTATGATTCTATTAGCAATTTCCCTCAATTCCATTCTCTCTAATCTTGTTCCGAAGAATTTTTGCTTCTTATAAAGACCAGTTCCTGGAATTTTTCTTGATTCGTGTTCCACTGGTAATAACTCAACTAGTGTACAATCTTTCAATTGCTTAGCGAACTCTACGTATCTTGTGAATAAATCTATGGTCATCTGTTTTGGATCTTCCTGTCTCATCAAATGAAAACGAAGATCTATGTTTCCAAAGTAGAGAGTAGTTTGATCAAATCTACTGTTAATCTCTTCCGCTGATTCTCTTCTTAAAAATCCGTGTAAAGTTCTTCCTGCGGTAAAATCTAAAGAATATCCAGGTCTCCACACAGATAAAGCGTGTGAATCTCCGATGACACCTTTTTTAGTTTCTAAACCGTGCGCCAAAAAGGTATTATACCAAGAAATTGATTTTACATCTGGATATTCTACATCAGGTATTTTCAACCTTTGATTGAATTTGTTAAAATCAAAATACGAATTAGAAAATCTAATCTCTCCGCCGTAATCGGCGATTGCTTTCATTTTCTCTGTGTGAATTGGCCGAGGTCCTCCTGGGATATTGAAAGAACCTTCTACAAAATTGACTCCTTCGCACACATACAGTATATCGTAAGAATCCCAATCACTTGGATTTGGATTTACTTCTACAGTATCATGTGGATGGTTGTCTTTTAACATTCTTGTTTGTATGATTCCAAAACCCCCTCCCTGTGAATTGAGCGTGGTGGCCACGTTTCCCATCATTGATACTAGTCCTATTCTCATAACTTTTTTGTTTTATTAAATTTACATCATTCCTGCTAATGGATTAATCGTATCTTTTTCACCTTTATCAGCTACTAAAAAAATAACCGATTCAGTTGTGAGTATCGTGCCCGCAACAGAAGCCGCATTTTTAATTGCGGTGATCACTACCTTGGCTGGATCGATTAATCCTTCTTCAATTGCGTCGATGACTTTTCCCTGTTTAGCGTCGTAAGTAGCATCAGCATTCCAATTCGTCATTATCTCTTGGGCAATTTCGTACCAATTTTCTTTTCCTGTGTTTGACAGAATGGTTTTGAACGGAGCTTCGCAAGCTTTTTTAACTATGTCGTAAGCTATCGCTTCTGAACCAACTTGGGATTTTTTCAAAGTTTGAGCAGCTCTATACAACGCAACTCCACCGCCGACAACAATACCGTCGGCCAACGCTGCTTTTGTAGCGTAAAGTGCGTCTTCTACTCTGTCTTTCTTTTCTTTAATTTCAATATCAGAATTTCCTCCAACATTGATGATGGCAACTCCTCCGACCAATTTACCAAGTCTTTCTTGTAGTTTTTCTTTTTCGTAGAAAGAAGTGGCTTTTTCGATCTGATCTTTTATTTCTTCAGCTCTTGCTGTAATTGCCTGTTCATCACCTTTACCGTCAACGATTGTGGTCTCTTCTTTTGAAACGGTCGCCAATCTTGCTGTACCCAAAAATGAACTTAGCTGTTGAGGTGTTAATTTATCCAATTTGTGACCTTTGTCTTTGGAAATAACTTGACCACCTGTTAGGATAGCTATGTCTTCCAATATCAAAGTTTTTCTCTCTCCAAAGTCAGGTGCTTTAACTGCACACACTTGTACGATACCTCTCATTTTATTTACGATCAACGTGGCCAATGCTTCGTCCCCAATGTCCTCTGAAATGATTAACAAAGATCTGTTCTCTGTATTTGCTTTTGTTAAGGCTTGCAGCAATTCTTGCGCTGAAGAAATTCTACCGTCGTAAAGCAATACGTAAGGATTTTCCAATCCGGATTGCATGGTTGTGTTGTTTGTTACGAAGTAAGGTGATTTGTAACCTCTGTCAAATTGCATACCTTCAACGATCTCTAAACTTGTTTCTCCTGTTTTTGACTCTTCAATGGTTACGACGCCTTCGCGACCAACTTTTTCGATAGCAGTTGCGATTAAGTTTCCAACTTCTTCATCGTTGTTTCCTGAAATTGTTGCTACTTGTTTGATTTGATCTTGAGAAGAAACTTCAACCGCTTTACTTTTAATTTCGTTAACTATGTCTTCTACGGCTTCATCAATCGCCAATTTAATTTCCACTGCGTTTGTACCCTGACGGATATTTTTCAATCCCTCTTCAACTATTTTTGTTGCCAATAAAGTTGACGTGGTTGTGCCATCACCTGCTTCATTAGCAGATTTAATACTTACTTGTTTTACTAAGTTAGCTCCTATAGTTTCAATAGCATCTTCTAATTCACCGAAACTTTTTGCGCACGTAACACCATCTTTAGTAATTTTTACTTCTCCGTTCTGATCTCTAATCAATACGGTTCTACCTCCTGGTCCGAGCGTAGAGGATACGACATCATTCAATTTTGTGATTCCTCTAAGTAAACTTTGTTTAAGTTCAATACCTGTAGCATGTTTTGTAATACTCATATAAATTTTCTTTTTTTACCACCTATAGACCATCCATTTTTTATATAATCTTCTAGGTCATTTTGTTTTATGTATTTGTTAATAATTGTGTTATTTATGCAAATTAAACCTTGATTGTGAGGATCTCTACCTATATTTTGTATTCCAAATCTAGATTAATCTTCTACTACAGATAAAATCTCTGTATCTTTGGTTATAAAATAGTCTTCTCCACCAACTGAAATTCTCATAGTTCCCATTTTTGGAATCAAAACTTTTTGTCCAACTTGAAATTGTGAATCTACGAACTCTCCTCTGTGCCAATTGTAGGTTTGACTTGTTGCGATAATTTCGCCCATTTCAGGACGTTCTTTTCCAAGGTCAGGTATTACGATGTTGCCGTAAGTCTGCTCTTGTTCTTCGATCGGTTTCAATACAGCGAAACCGTTTTTTGGGTTTAGTTTACTCATATATTTTATTCTGTGATTATTTCTAATTCTTGTATTTTTTCACAAAAGTACATTAGATCTTCCTTCTTAAAAACGTGATCGGCCATTAATATTTCTTTAGCGGCGTCCAAATTTTTAATCGCGTCCTCTTTTAGAACTCGTTTTACTAAGAACAAATCTTCGTTTACTTTGATGAAATTTTTGCAGATCGAAAACATAACTGGTTACTTGGTAGGACTTGCTTATCCTTTTAATAATTGTTTCGGAGTTTTAATTTCTATTTGTTTTATAGCTTTACCCTCTGCGATTGGAATTGTTAGAACCAACAATCCCTTGTCCAAGGATGCGCTTAATTTATTCAAATCGAACTTGGTAGAAACTTTCCAAGTGAGATTAAAAGAAGATCTCTTAATGCCCTTGTAAATCGGAGTTTCTTCTGGTTTGTTTGGTTTTTCGTAGGTTATGCGTAGTTGATCTCCTTCAACGATAATACTAATATCGTCTTGAT